TCATTGAAGAGCTTATTAGCCTCGACGATCTGGTCCTGCATCGCCTGGAAGTCGAAACCAGACGTAACGTCGAGATATTGAGGAGCACGCTCGTCAACGAGCGGCATTTCGCCAGTGGCGATATAGCGACCCATAATGGTATTAATGTCGCATTCATCCTTAAAGGATTGTTTAGTCCACCGAGAGTTAGGTGGGAACGATAGAGAGTAAGAGATAGATTTATTATGAAGAGATTGGAAGGGAGAAGAATAGTTAGTAATTTTAAAAGAAGAAGAAGAAGAAGATTTAGACATATAGATCCTATTTAATGAACCTGAAGAGAATAGATTTAATTAGATCAAGAGGAGTCGTTTGAAGCGACTCAGGAAGGTCGGACTTTTCCAAGTCGCCGACCTTTTTACGCAGAAACCTGTCGGTTTCAGCAGCACGGAGAGACTCCTTATTAAGCTCAGCCTGGCTAGCAGACTGAGCAGCAGAGGAACGAAGATGCGCAGGCATAGCCTCATGCCCAGGAATACGCGCAGCAGACTCACGCGTCTGTTGTTTTGTCAGATCCATTTCAACCGCCATTTTGGCAATGTCCTGATAGATCCTGGATACCTCGACAACAGACTTGTCCTCGAGAGCAGCGTTAAGCCCGACCTGCGAAGCAAGCGTTTTAACCTCCTGCTCAACCTTGGCGATTTGAGCCTGATACGTCGGAGTACGGGCCTCGATCTCCTTAGTCTCGGCCTTTTTACGCTCGACGTCGGCAAACGTATTAGCCACGTTCAGAGCAGTACCAATTGCCCCTGTAAGGATGTCATTGACCGGAGCCGCCGAAGCCTGGCCGCGCGTACCGCTTGGCGCAGACGCGTGAGCCATGGCCCCCGCAGAGGAAGCCCCTGAAGGCGTAGCAGATCCCATTCCGCCGGTTCCCGATAGAATGGGATTAAGGCCGGCTCGACGTAGATCAGACACTTCCCTTTGATGCGCCGAATCGGCCATTGCTTGTTGGAATTGCATTTGCTTGGCATTAGAAGCCTCCTGGAAATTCATCTGTTTATTGGCTTGTTCCGCCTCAAACTGACGCGCGATAAAAGCCTCATTAGAAGCCCAGGCACGTTGAGCCTCTGACATTTCCTCATTTTCACCGGCAGCCCATTGCGCCTGTTTACGGTTCTGGTAATTCGAATACGCAGACGAACCGGCTGACAAGGCGCCAGCAGCCAGCGTAGCCCCAGCTACTGAGAAAAGCGGCATCGTTTATTCCTTTCCGCCATCATACGATCAGCAATATCCGCCAGCTCCTCAAGGGACTGGCGGGACTCAATGGGATTTGCGGGGTGATACTGAATCCCCACAATATTCGCGAAGAAAATATCCCAAGCCATTTGATCGAAATCCATCATTAGAAGTGATCAATCAAACCAGGGACGCCATAAACGGGCATCGGACGAGAACACCGCATCTGAATAAAGCTGTCAAACAGAAAATGCGGCTCTGACGGCACAGCAATAACCCGATCAATAGGCGGATTCTCAACAATGAAATCCTCATCCAATACGGGAGCAGTCGCAAACTCCTGCGATAAATGCCACGAATCAAGACTCTGAGCAAAAGAGGAGCGGAACTCACCAGTAATTTGCGACGGCTTATAGCGATACTCAGCGTACCGTTCCTGATACCCAAAAACCTTATCGTCATCATTAGCAACACCAGTCGCAAAGATCTCCTTTTGTAGCACAGCCTGCTCACCAATGTGAGACAACGCAGGCCAATAGAAATCAAATCGCGTCTTGCGGCTGAACATACGATTAAGACCCTGTTGATAGGTCAGGTCAGCCCGAACCGACATCAGTCCAATAATGATGCAATGCTCAGTAAAAGAAGACACGAAGCCATGGCCATTAACGTGCGCAGTACCATATCCAGCAAGATTGCCCTGGGGTGTTTCGGCATACGTACCAGTCGGGGAGAACTGGGGCACCGGCGTAACGTTGATGGGAGTAGAACCACCTCCCAGGTATTCGGGTCGCTGTAGACGCGCATCGGGAGAAGTCACTCCAAAGTGAGATTTAATAAGCTCGGTGTAACGAGTACCGCCACGGGCGTCCCGTTCGAAGATTTTTTGAATCTGGAAAGCCTGGCGAAGTGAATTAATAGTGGCTGCCGTCGCACTGCTGAGATCCGCGACAAGACCGGTAGTCGTAGCACCAGGAGCGCCCCAATTAGCGGCACCCCCCGTCGTATTAGAGCCAGTAGTCACATTACCGATAGTGGCCGGGAGCTGCAGGGTAACCATATTGCCCGAGGAGCCGCGCCAGTTGATTTGCGCGCCATTAGAAACAATATTGGCCTGGGTCCCAAGAGGAATAGTTACACCAGGACCTTTTTGAGGCCAGGGGAGACTGGACGTGAAATAGTCGTGACGCTTACCCCGACGAAGCAACGTATACGTGGCGTCAGGATCCGGACCATTACCCATGGGAACATCAACCGAGTCCTGAAGATTCTGGTCCCTATACCACTCGTTCCAGATGAGATTGTAGGCACGATGGAAGAGAGCAGACGAAGATAGATTTGCCTTCCCAACCGGAAGACCCATGTAGTCCTCAAGCGAGTTAGCCAACCAACCGCCAGCAGGCGAGACAATCTGAGGAATGGTGAAATCCGTAGAGTCCCCTGGGTTTTTCTGCTCACCATTGAATTTTTGCCAGTTGTCCCACACCAGGCGAAGCGGAACGCTAAAGAACTGCGTGTCCAGATACATATTATCCATGAGAGGAACGATAGGCGTAGCGAGACGCGCAAGAGCAGCAACACGCACATTAAACGTATCACCAGGCAACGCTTCATCAACCAGGAAAGGAATCAGATAGCCAGCATCAAAGGTGGTCTTATAACCATGCGTCCGATTAAACGTCGACCGCGGAATATCCGCTTTAGGAACCTGCGAAAACGTGTGAACCATTACCGATTTCATTTATCACTCCTCGATGAAAGAAGAACCAGCAGCCAGAAACGTCGGTTGCTTTTCAGGACACGAGACTTCACCAGTCTCAGAATCAAACAACCCAAGACGGAACAACTCATAGTCCTGGGGAAACTTATCAGGAGAGCCCTTCGAATCACGAACAGCCCGAATGAAGTCCCTGGTTGCCGTTTCCTCAGTATGCGAGGTGAACGGAGCCGAATACTGCCGGGACTGACGATCGAACACAGAACAAAGTTGAAAAATCATAATTTACCTTTTCGAAGAGAAAGACGAGCCTCAAGACACTCACGACGAGCACGGAGGCGATCAGGGGTTTGTTCACTACGATACTTAAGCGCCTTTGTGAGGCGTTGGGCCTTAATCCACTTAAGCTGATCGGGATCGATCTGCTCATCGTAATAACGCGGTGGAGGCCGCTTCCGTCCTTTTAGGACAATGAAATCCGACGGATAAACGTCCGAGGAGAACTTTTCAAACCAGCCAGAACCAATACCAGGCTTCAATGACATGACAGCGAATTCAGGCTGCCGCGATCCGTAATGGCCAGCAGCCATTGAGCCGTTGACCTTTTTAATGCAGTACTTTGCAACATATGTTGCACTTTGGACAGAGACGGAGCCAAGGAACGCATGTCCTTTACCCCAGATCGAATCAAGTAACGCCGACGTAAAGAGTTGGTCGCCTTTGTCATTTTTCGAGTGAGGACGCTTGTCCGAAAAGTCGATGCCGAAGAGAATCGCATGATAGTGCGGCCTTTCAAGTTGGTCACCATATTCGCCCACCGCGAAGTAGCGAACCTTGAGACCTGACCGAAAACGCAACCGCTTCATAAAGTCCTGGAAATCCTTTTTTACCAGGGAGAGATTAGGCGGAAGATGCCGGTCATCGTAGGTGAGAGTAATGAACTGGTTGAGATCGTGCAACGACGCCTCATGAACGATGCGGGCTGTCCAGTCCTGGGTACGATCAACTCGACAGCCAACGCACTGTCCACACGCGACGGTAACGCGAAGATCAACGAATCCCTTTTTGGGGACACTGATCGGCGAGAGACATGGCATCTGTCACAGACGGATCCCGCCCCTCATCGGGTTGCCGGCAAAGTTCTTCCGGTGAGAACGGGAAGCAGTGGCCGAGAACTGTTTGCGGGATGCAGACGGCTTCATAGCGTGGCGTTTCATAATGGTTTTGCTCCTTAAAGAGAGACAGCAGAAGGAAGAAAATTAAGAGATGTTCCAATTTTAACCCCCTTTGCTGTCACCTAGCACAGTTAAGAACAAGGAATATAACTGTGCGGGGTTTGTGTCAAGAATTTTTTTCAGAAGACGGCGAGGGGACTGACGCGCTATCGCTTGTCGGAGGCGCGGAAGGTGAAACATTCCGCACCTCATAGTCGGGACGCAGCAGGCCCAAGGCCTTCATTTCGTCCCTATTTGCCTCGTCCTGGACATAGTCCAGGAACTCAGCTGGATCATTAGAGAAACGATTACGTAGTTTAGAAGGAAGATCATTGAAGAGCTTATTAGCCTCGACGATCTGGTCCTGCATCGCCTGGAAGTCGAAACCAGACGTAACGTCGAGATATTGAGGAGCACGCTCGTCAACGAGCGGCATTTCGCCAGTGGCGA